CCTTGTGTCATGCCGCCAGCATTAGACAATTCGACCCCATAGGTGGAGTTGATTGATCCTTCGACTAACGCAGTGCCGCCGGAGAAGCCGGTCGCCGATGCATTAGACAAGTTCTCGGAAATGGTGTTGTTTCCGGCGGTGCCCGCTGTGTTTTGGGTGAGAGTAACTTCAGTATCGACTCCCCAGTCAAAGCTCCCAATAGTAAACGGCCATCCGTTACCAACACCAGTATCAAAGGCAGCATATAACTGACCAGCGCCATCGGCGGCGGTTGTGCAACCGAATACTCCGGCGGTGATTGCCCTTTCACCAGCCACTACAATGTTTCCGCAAGGTTCGACGTCGGAGTAGGTAACGGTATAAGTGTTTGAGTCGGTATCCGTCACGGTGAGTGCCTCACCCGATGCTGGGATTCCTGTGAATGTTATAGTGGCCGATGCTTTTGCCCCTCCGGTATCGCCCACTACCTTGACGGGATTATTGGGAGTGTTGGTGATAGCAAGTTGTAGATGTTGTCCGGCAGTGGTTCCGTCTGCCAAGGTAATCTCAAAATAATCTTTTCCCTCATCGAGAGTGACGGAATCTGCGTCTAAAAAGTGTAGGCTGGTGCTGGGTGTCAAGGTGGTGGAGGTGCCCGATCCCAAATCCGTAGCGGTGGGGGCAGTTAGGAAATGTCCCTTAGTGTCCAAACTTCCCGTAACTTGGATTACGTCGTCGGAAGTGTTGCCGAGAATTACTTTTCCGTCGGCCGTCGCCTTAAATCCATAGTTTCCTTCAGCGCTGTCAAAAGCGCCAATTCCTGCACCAGTCATGATTCGCTTCCAAGTATGTTATTTAAGGCTCGGTTGATACGATCAGCCTTTGTAAGATGAGTTTTAATTTGATTCTCGGCTACTAAAAATGCCCCAGTAGTACTGGGTTCAGAAACTAAATCAAAACATAGTAGTTGGAAGTCGTCTTCAACCATGGTGATGCCGCCCTCTTGGCGTGTTGACCCCAATCCGCGGCTAGAGATACCTAACTGAACCCCTCCCTCTACTAACTGTTTGGCGATTTGCCCGGCAGGAGTATTCAGAATCCTCATTTTACCCATGACATCGTTGCCCTTCCACCAGACCTCGGTCATTACGTGGCTAGCATTCTTTAGCTCTACTACTGAACTGTCAGGGTGATCAAGTTCTCCGATGGCCCGACCTTCTTTGACAAGTTTGGTATAGTTTTTTATTTCCCTTTCAAGGATTGGTTTGGGGTATATGCGTCCATTGCCGTTCTGGGCTTCGGCGCACTGAATCTTGCCAGCAACAACTAGGTGAATACCCTCCTTGTTGCCTTGGCGCTCTTCTTCAGTAAGAAGGTCGTCGCTATAATCCAGATTCATAAACTCTTGTAAGACATATTTTTTCATTTTATTTCCCCAGCTTATTTGAAAGCCTTGCATAGTGCCCATAGAAGCTCACTTCGTCGAAATGGTCATGGCATTGTTCCTTCAACCACTTCAGTTGTTGAGAGTCGCCAGGAGCACCTTTATCTTTTTTCCAGAATTCTCTTCGACCATGTACTTCCATTGACAAGTTAAGTATTTTTTTGGATAGTCCATTCTCAAATACATATTCTAAAATATCATATTCGCTTCCTTCGACGTCCATTTTTAAGAAGTCGATATAATCTATATTATTGTCATCAATGATATTTTTTAAACTATACTGTGAAAGGGCTATGGAATTCTCATGAGAAAAAACCTGATCATCGTCAGCCGAGATCTGTTGATTAAGATAAAATCTTGAGTCCTTAGATATTACCTTGTTTCCTCCCAGGTTTCGCCTGTAATCTACCCGAATAGTGTCTATTTTATGATTTCCGATAGCGATAGCATTATGAAGCTCGATATTGTTGTGCCCCGATAAGAGAAGATGCTTCGCTATTAAGTAATTTCTCTCAACCATTTCATATGCATATATTTTTGAGTCAGGATATAGTTTCGTAGCAAGACGACTGAACCAGCCAAAGTTTGCCCCAAGATCAACGATATGCAAAGGAAGTCTCTCAAACTCCTGTTTTCTGAGTTCGTAACAGTCCTTAGTATATACTTCCCACTTTACCCCGGCGCTGAACGCTTTCTCTGTCTTGTTTAGTTTTATTTCCATTATACGTTGCCTTTGTTTAACATTAAGAATCCTTAAATAACCCTGCGGGCGCTACCCGCTCGATACAACTACCCCTGCAACACCTTGCGACTGGTCTTAACATCCACTTCTGTGTCCACATCCCCCCTAGTTCGGTATTCATGTTGAAATCCTCCGTCCGAGATTAGCATGCACAACGCGTATGATGTGCCTGAGGATAATGACCCAAGAAGCAGGGCATTTACCAAAGAAACATCACATGTAAATAGTTCTGTAAATGGGTTTAGGAAGAGAAGAAGAACCCCCGACCAAAAGCCAATACACATAGGACAGTGGAAAAAATGATAGGCAGGTCGGATCTTATTCAGAACCTTAGAGAAAACTAAAATCTGAGTTAGTCCATATGAACATAGAATAAAATACAACATTTCTACCAAAGAGGGCACTTAAATCTTCTTTCTGGTGACCTAATAAAGGTAGCCGTATCCGGCAAAAGTATAAGTTGGGTCGCCGATGGCATTAGCGCCGGGAGTATCCTGATATGGTTTTATTTCCCCATATTCGGTAGTCTTGGTATCGGGAGGATCAACAAAGTTATCTTCGATATTTTCGTCATACTCGTCCGCAACCATCTCATCAGCCGCTGTCTTGGCGATATACTCACTTATCATCAGCAAAGAAGCTTGCAGAGGATCAACCTCGCTGTCTAATGGGTAATTAGTTTCCATCATCCCTATGAAAGGGCCGCCTTCTGGGGCCATGGCATTTGGGATTCCACTCTTAAACAAATAATACATTAAGTCTTTTTGATAATCATATACATCTTTCTCTGCATATGGTTTTGGCATTGTGACAATGCGACCCTCGGAAGGAACAACCACAATATCCATATACTTATGGTCGTTGATAAGCAGATTTCCGTCTAGAGTCTTGCTTATCTGGAGTTCTATGGTAGCCTGGATAGGCCTTTGCTCCTCGTTGGCAGAGGAGTCTCCGATCTTAAAGGTTATTGGCATCGTTAGTATACTCGTGAGCTAAGTCTTGAAGTTTCAATATCTTTAGAACATCTTTTTTGGTGACGTTGGCAATATCAAAATTATCTATTCTTTCTAGCACCTTCTTAGTATTGGCGACCATCTCATCGTCGCTTTTAACCTCGTCGAGTTGCATAGAAAGTGAGACCTCGTTGCGGATTCTCTTAAGCTCGTTAACCACACAAAGTTTAAAATCAACCTCATTTGCCCCGAAAGACAAAACATATTTTCCAAGAAGGGATTGTTGCTCTGGGAGCAAGTGAGAGTATTCACTGTTGAATCTCTCGCTGAAGGACTTAACGACCAGAGAGTCTACTGGCTTCATTTCTTCTTCTTTGTTACTAGGGCTGGTGAGGCTTTTTAAAATTTGCTTCTCTAGCAAGACCCTAGACTTAACTGGTGTCGAATCATTAAATATTTGAGATATAGTAGCATAGGCTCGGTAATTGGGGACAAAGTTATTATAAATGTCATTTCCCAGTCCTTGGTTGATCTTTTTAATCACAGAGGACTGCTCTTGGAATATATTCTTCTTATCAAGTTCTTCATACTCTTTCTTTGCTGCGAAGATCATTTTTTCAGCAGTGTAGTGGTCTAGCTCAGAACTTTCCGAAAGCGCCTTGTAACAGTTTAACTCTTGCTGTAGTTCCTTTCCTGCCGAGAAGTGTTCTCTAAAGATTGCTTTAATCGTTTGTGCCTTCTTTGCATCTCTGGCTACAATCATCTTAGTAAGCTCTCTAGTGAGTGCTTCGTATAGAAAGGCTGTGTTTCTTTTTTTATTATGTTTTGCTTTCATTTTTCGATTCCAGTTGTTCTATTAGTTTTTTAATTTCAAATTGCGTATCAAAAATAAGCTTCTCATCATCCGGGGCTTTGTTCTCGCCTATGTTAATTAGTGTCCTCATCCCGTCAGGCCACCCTTTATCTACATTTCTAGTAGTAGAGGAGGCCATTTCACTAGCATATTTGCCTTTCATGCTTCGAAGACGTGCTCCCATCCGGCGTTTATCCGGGCGGTTTGCTGCTGCGGGCTCAGCCCCTTCAGGCGACGCCAAGAGCGGGCCCTCTTCTGCTGGTTCTGCGGACTCATCAGGCAGTACGGCGCTGGTTTCGTCTCCGAGTCCGCCGCCCATAGCTTCGCCACCGAGATCTAGTCCGGCTTCGCCTTCCATCTCACCGCCCTCTGGCATTGCTGCTGCCTCAATCAGGGCGGCGTGCTTAGCATCACCGAACTGATCCATCTCAATCCTCTGGACTTCTTCTTCTGAGAGCTTGAAGATGTTCTGGTAAACCCAGCGGCGGGAGAACAGTCCCTCTGTGGCTCCTCCGGCAATTTCAAACTTAACTCGCATATGCTCTAGCTCTTGAAGTTCGGCAATCTTTGATGGGTTGTTGAGATTGATCTTAAAAGAAAGAAGATCACTATCCCTAAAGCCAAGAGTGTATAGGTGTATAATACATATTTTTTCTAGTTCCGCGACGACGGTGCGTTGTAATCGCTGAATTGTTCTTGCGAAGCGGATATCTTTTTGTGATAATGTCGTCTTATCTTCGATGGCATCAGTCTGTGCAAGATAGGCCTTTGGAACCTTTAGTGCCGAGAATAGTTTATCTCGTAGATAATTCACATCGTCAATGTCGCCAGTGAACTGACCGCCCGCNAGGGTTTCAATTCTAGTGTTATTTGAAGCGCCGCGAACAGGGATGTAATAATCCTCATCTACGCTCATAGCATTATAGCGCAAATCTACTCGACCCGAGTCGTCGTCAACTATTTGATTTCTTTTCATTTGCGTCTTTACTTGCTCAATATATTGCTCAACATCTTCTACGGCAATATTTCCTACGTCGATGTAGAATACTCGACGTTCAGGCGAGCGCACAATCCGGTAAGCCATCATGGCATCTTCTAAAAGAGTAAGCTGGCGCCAGATGCGTCGAGATGGTTCGAGAACCGACGTCCCGTAAGGGATGTATCTGTCACTTCCCATCACACGAAGGTGGGATATCTGCCAGTTCTCAAAGGTAACGCCTTTCCCTCGTCCTTCAGCCTGCTGCCAAAAGTACTGAATATAGTTTGGGTTAGTTGGGTCGCGACCCTCAATGCGCTCAATCTCTCGGACGGGGAGTGGGATGACGTTCGTAATCCCCATGGCATCATCAATGTCAAGATAGAGATAATAGTCTCCATACTTGCACATGCTGCGAGCCCAGCTAAACATATTGGCATCAACGTTTAGGACACTATACAGAAGAGAGTGAAGAATGTCTTTGATTTCACGGTTGTGGCACTCAACGTTGATCAATGGGTTAAAGACTGTCGAAGTAGTGATCTCGTCAGCATAGATGTCTAGTGCTGAGGCAATCTCTGGAACGTACTCCATTTGATCGAAGTCAGTGTATCGAATTTGACGATTGCGCTGTAAGAGAACCTTGTTTGATAGGTCTCCAAAAGGATTGTGATATTCCTTCTTCTTGAAAGCTTTTCCGGTGCTACTCGTAAAATTATATTTTTGTACATTCTTACGAGTTCCGCGGGTGACGGCTGGTCTATCATAGTTTACTATTGG